CCTGGTCCGGCAGTCGCTGATCCATGCCGCCCGCAACCCGCGCGCCGACCGGGAGGGCTGATGACCACGCAGCCCATCGAGTCGGCCCTGCACGTCGCCCTCAACGCGACCTACGCCGCCGAGGAAGCCGGCGCACTCACCCCCCACGACGCCGACGCGATCCGCGACCTGACCAGGGCCGCGCTGGACCGCCTAGCCGTCGCCATCCTGAACGGAGTCCAGTCGTGAGCCGCCCACGCAACTGCGAGCTGAGCGCCGCTCTCGAGCGTCGAGTCAACCCGCCGGCGGGGATGTTCGCCACCATCGGCGAGCACTCCATCGCCTGGATCGTCACCGAGGAGCTCGAACCGGCCGACGTCGCCGCCCTCGACCTGGCGCTGACCCTGGCGCTCGACGACGGATACACCGGGCTGACCCGCGACGGCATCGCCGGTCGCATCAGCGGCGTCGACATCCGCGTCGCCTACTCGAACACCACCGCCGACGTCGCCGGCCGCCACCTGGCGGTGGTCCGGTGAGCCTCAAGTTCAGCGAGAAGGCGCACCGCTACTGGTGCGACGGCAAGCCGATCCCCGGCGTCACCACGCTCATCAAGGGCGGACTGCCCTCGCCCGCGCTCGTTTACTGGTCGGCCAAGTCGGTCGCGGAGTACGTCGCCGACAACCCCGAGCACGTCGAGCAGCTGCGCACGATGGGCCGCGCGCCGATGGTGGCCGCACTCAAGTCCGTCCCATGGGAGGCCCGCGACCAGGCCGCGATCCGCGGCACCGACGTGCACGCGCTCGCCGAGGACCTGGTCGCCGGCCACGAGGTCGCGGTGCCCGAGCACCTGGCCGACTACGTCGAGGGCTACGTCGCGTGGCTGGACCTCTGGCAGCCCGAGGTCGTGTGGACCGAGCGCCCGGTGGCGAACCGCCGCTGGTGGTACGCGGGCAAGCCCGACGCGATCGTCCGCATCGGCGGTGACGTGTGGCTGCTCGACTGGAAGACCGCGCGCGGCATCTACGGCGACAACGCCATCCAAACCGCGGCGTATGCGAATGCGGAGTTCTCCGTCACCCCCGAGGGCGACGAGGAGCCGATGCCGCACATCGACCGGCTCGGCGTCGTGCACATCACGCCGAACGGCACCGAGCTCCACGAGGTCAACGACCCCGCCGCTGCGTGGAAGGACGCGCAGCACATCTTCTGGACGGCCAAGGCGAAGGACCGCATCGAGGGCTACCTCGCGCCGGTCGCGCACCCGTCCTCCATCGACGAGGAGAACGCATCGTGACCGAGATCGCCCGCTACGAGGATCGGCACCTGGCTGTCGCGCCGGCGCCCGAGCCCACCTACCCGACCGACCCGACCGGGGGCCGCCTGGTCGCCTGGGCGGACGGCCTCGCTGCCGCGCACCGCATCGGCACCGCGCTGTGTCAGACCGCGTTCGTGCCGGCCGCGTTCCGTGGAAAGCCCGAGGAGTGCGCCGCCGCGATCCTCTTCGGCGACGAGATCGGCCTCACCCCGACCCAGGCTCTCCGGTCGGTCTACACCGTGAGCGGCACGCCCGGCCTCTACGCCCGCGCGATGGTCGCCCTGGTCCTCGCAGCCGGGCACGAGGTGTGGACGGTCAGCAAGTCCGACGCCTCCGTCACGGTGGCCGGTCGCCGTCGCGGCTCCTCGCACGTCATCGAGGAGACGTGGACGACGGCTCGGGCGGCGAAGGCCGGGTACACGAACAACAAGAAGTACGCCACGGACCCGGCCGCGATGCTCTACGCCCGCGCCGCCTCCGACGTGTGCCGCCAGGTCGCGCCCGACGCGCTCGCCGGGCTTGCCTACAGTGTTGAAGAACTCGAGCTCAGCGCGGACGAGCCGACGACGACGGTGCGCCGCTCCGAGCGCAAGACCACCGCGAAGCGAGCAGCGCCGCCCGCCCCTCCCGAGCCCGACGCCGAGCCGCCGGCCGTCACGGTCGAGCGCGCCGACGAGCCCCGCGACGGCCTCGTCACGCCGCTGCAGCTCACGAAGATCGCCGCGCAGATGGGCGACCTCGGCATCACCGACCGCGACGACGCTCTGGCCTACGTCGCCGACGTCATCGGCCGCCCGATCGAGTCGCGCAACGACCTGACCGCCTCGGAGGCTTCGCGCCTCATCGACCACATGGCTCTCGCGCTGGGCGAGATCCCGCCGACCGAGGAGCCGTCGTGATCGCAGAGCTTGCCCTGACGGCGCTGTTCTGCGCGCCGCTGTTCGCCGCCGCCGCAGTGCGGTTCGCCATCGAGCGGGGGTGGACCCGATGAGCGACGTGACGATCCAGGCACGCGGCGAGGCCGTGCCTCCTGCGAGCGAGGTCGCCTTCGTCGGCTGGCTGGCCTACCGCCCCGACGAGCCGGACAACTACCCGTTCCTCAACGTCTGGCCCGAGGTCGGTTCCTACCGGGGGACCAGGCCGACTCCGGCGGATGGCCAGGTCGTCGTCGCCATCCGCATCACGATTCCACTTCCGACCGATGGGGGCACCCGATGAGCGCCCTCGCTGTCGCAGTCGGCTGCGCCGTGATCCTCCTCGCCGCCCTCGCCCTCGCCATGACGATGAGGGCTGTTACGGATCAGGAGGCGCGGGCCGCCGCGAAGCGGGACCGCGACGAGATGGCACGCCGCGCATCCCTGCGCGTCGTCCTCGACGAGCACACCCGCGGCGGTGCGTCGTGATGGCGACTCCGTGGAAGTGGCTCGAGTCCCGAATTAAGGCGTGGAGCGACGCCGCAGAGGTCATCGAGGACGCCCGGCTGCTGGGCCGGGGTGTCGTCATCAGTCTCGGCGAGGACGGCGCTCCCGTGGACGCAGTGTCGTCGCCGTACCTCGACGCGGGCGACGTGGTCGTGTCGCGCATCTCCGCCGACCTCGACGAACACACGCGGGGGCAGTCGTGAACGGCTGCGGGTGGCTGAAGCCGCACCGATGGGGTCCTTGGTCGGATGCGCTGTTCACCGACAAGTGGGATCGCATGTACCAGCGTCGATCCTGCCTGCGCTGCAACGCCGTCAAGATCAAGGCGCTGTCGTGACCGGCCTTGTCGTGCGGCTGCTGACCGTCCGCGACTGGCGGTGGACGACGTGACCCGCGACGAAGCCGTCTGCGCCGCCGTCCGGCGCGAGATGCGGCAACGCGGCTACGACGACCACGCAGCCGACGACGCCGTGTTCGAGGAGGGCGTGGCAGACATCGCCAAAGCTGCCGTCGACGCCCTGATCGCGGCGGGTTGGGGCGACCTCACCGCCGAACGGGAACGGCTGGCGGCCGAGGCCCCCGTCGTCACGCAATACACAGCCGCCGGGGTCGCCCTCGCCGCTGCGTCCGGCACCGACGTGGCGTGGATCTGCGTCGACGACGTGCGCGACGCCTTCACCGCACTATTCGCCGACCGTGACGCCCTGCGCGCCCGCGCCGTGTTGGCCGAGGCGGCACTGGCCCGCGCCCAGTCGCTTCACGCACACCCCCAGCGGGGTGACCAGTGACCCCCGACGACTGCCCAACGTGCCGCGCCAACACGCAACGCAGCCGCGACCTTGAAGTGCTGTTTCGACAGGTCGCCGAGGACCGAGAAGCGCACCGCATCCAGCCGCCCCGCACGTGGGAGCCGGCACCCGCCGTCGCCGTGACCTGGTCGTCGAGCGACGGCGTCTCCTACACGTTCGCACCAGCACCGGAGGACCGATGACCGGCCCACGAACCGCCCGATCCATCAACCCGGTCGACGGCCTGGCCAACGCCTTCGGCCTCGACGGTGAGGACCAGTCCTGGGCCGCGCGCGCCGCCTGCGCCGGCGACTACCCGGAGTTCTGGTTCCCCGTCGAGCGCGCCGGTCGCGGCGTCGCGGACTACACCCACGCCCGCGCCGTCTGCTCCGGGTGTCAGGTCCGCGCCGAATGCCTCGACTACGCCATCCGCAACAGCGAGGCTCACGGCGTCTGGGGTGGGCTCACGCCGCGCGAGCGCGACGAGCTGCGGCGTCGGGGCGGTGCGGCGTGAGCCAGCACCGCAAGCACCGCGGCTACGCCACCCAACGCGCCGTCGCCGACTACCTGCGCGCCGCCGGGTGGACCCACGCCGAGCCCGTCGGCGCAGGACGCCCCGGCTCCGACATCACCGGCGTGCCCTTCGACGTCGAGGTCAAGGCCCGCCGCGACCTCGACCTCACCGGCACCCTGCGGCAGCTCGCCGACCGCACCGACGGTCGATTCCCGTTCGCAGTCATCCGGCCCGACGGCTACGGCCCCGCACGCATCGACGAGTGGCCCGCCGTGGTCCGCCTCGCCGACCTCGTGGCCCTGCTCCGCGAGCTCGACACCCCGGAGGTGACCCCGTGACCACGCAGCTCGACCTCCTCGCCATCGCCGAGAACCCGCACCCGCTCGCCGAGCGCGACCGGGCTCTGATCCGCGCGGCCATCAAGGCCGACGCCGACGCCCACGACGGCCGGATCAGCACCAACCGCGTCCGCGCCGCGCTGTCCAACGAGCACGGCCTCATCGTGTCCCCCCGGGCCCTGTCGGCCACCTACTCCGCGCTGGCGTCGCAGGGCGTCATCCGCTCGCTCGGGTGGATCGACCGCAACGACGACGTGCGCGGCGGCAACGCCGGGCGTCCCGCTCGAGCTTGGGAGTGGGTGGCGGCATGACCAAGCGCGTCGCCCGCGGCGTCGTCCTGACCTGCGACGAGTGCGGCTACCAGACCCGACCAACCACCGAGGGCCAGGCCGAGCGGTCACTGCGCCTGCACTCCTGCGACCTGACCCGGGCCCGCGCCGCGCGCGCCGAGCGCGTCGCCGCGCGCAAGGCCGCCTCCGGGCCCGTCCGCGACTGCCAGCACACCCACGTCCACCACGAGCACGGCCACCGCCTCGCCTACATCCGCGACCGCTGCAGGTGCCGGCCGTGCCGCGACGCCAACGCCGCCTACCAGGCCAGCATCGACAGGGCCAAGGCCTACGGCACCTGGAACCCCTACACCGACGCCGAGCCCGTCCGCGAGCACGTCCGCTGGCTGATGAGCCAGGGCATGGGCTGGCAGCGCGTCGGCCGCATCGCCGGGATCTCCAGCGGCGCGATGACCAAGCTGCTCTACGGCGGGAGGATCCAGGCCGACGGCACTAGGCGCGCGCCGAGCAAGCGCATGCGTCACGACGCCGCGGCGCGTCTGCTCGCCGTCCGCCCCGACCTCGAGCTGCTCGGCGCGAAGGCCCTGGTGGACGGCACCGGCACCCGCCGCCGCCTGCAGGCCCTCGTCGCTGCCGGCTGGTCCCAGGCGAAGGTCGCCGAGCGGCTCGGCATGACCGGGACCAACCTCGGCCGCGTCATCAACCACAGCGATCTCGTCCAGGCCTCGACCGCCCGCGCTGTCCGCGACCTCTACGACCAGATGTGGGACGCCGCACCGCCCGAGGAGGAGTGGCGCGACCGCATCGCCGCATCGCGCGCTCGGTCCCACGCGCGGCGCAACGGGTGGATGCCCCCGCTCGCCTGGGACGACGAGTCCATCGACGACCCGGCCGCCTGGGCCAACGTCAACACCGAGCCGGGCGAGGGCCCCGACCTCGACGAGATCGCCGTCGAGCGCCTGATCGCCGGGGACGACTGGCGCGCGATCGGAGCCACTCGCGCCGAACGCATCACCGCCGCCGAACGCCTCTGGTGGCACTGGCGACCCATCCGCGAACGGCAACACGCCGACGGCACCGCACCCCACTGGCTCGACGGGCCGTCGCTGACCGACATCGAACGCCGGTTCTCGCTGCGCGCCGGTCGGGACTTCCGGCGGACACCGGACGAACAGCCGACGCGAGGCGCGGCATGAGTCAGCGGCGCACGTACCGCCCCAGCGCGGCCACGATCACGGCCGACACGGTCGTGCCGTCCCGTTCGGCCTTCTCCTGCGCGGCGGTCCACAGGTCGTCGGGGACGCGGACGGCGCGAATCGGCGTCGCCACGTCAGGCACCGACCTTCGCGCAGATCGACTCGTAGGCAGCGCGGTCGCCGTCGTCCTCGAAGTCGTCGGACGCGACCACGCCGAGGATGAACCGCAGCGTGTCAAGTTCGGTTGGGGTGAAGTGAAAGACGGTAGTCATGGCTCAGATCTCCTCGTCGGTGTAGGCGAGATCCGCCACGACAGAGCCACACGTCGGGCACACGGCGATGCCGTGGCTCAGTGTCGGGACGGTGCGGTGGCAGTTGGTCCGCATGTCGGTGAGTCCGGTGAAGTCCATGACTCAGACCTCCTGCGCGGACTGTGCGGCACGGACGCTCTCAACCCACCAGAGGGCCATCGCGTCGCCGTTCGCGGCGTCGGACTCGATCTCGGCGAACGAGGTCAGGTGCTCGGTGCGGCAGGTGCAGTCGGTGCTGGTCATCGTGGCCTCCGTGGTCGGTGTCTTGCTCACACCCCGAACCTAACCCCTGTCCATACGCCTGTCAATACATCTGGCGGAAGTTTCTCGAGGTGTGTCGCGTGAGCCTCCACCACGTCTCCCTGTTCGCCGGTGTCGGCGGTGCCGACCTCGGCATGGCAGCCGCCGGCATCCCCACCCTCCTCGCCTGCGAAATCGACAAGCAGGCGCGCGGCGTCCTCGCCCACCGCTTCCCCCACGCAACCCTCCACGACGACGTCAGGAGCCTCACAGGTGAGCACCTTCGACGAGCTGGCGCTATTCCCGACCGAACCATCCTCAGCGGCGGATTTCCCTGCCAGCCGTTCAGCGTCGCAGGACGTCGCCGCGGCATGGGTAACGGCGACGACCGCGGCGACCTCTACTGGCAGATCAGTCGGCTCCTGGCTGAGTTCCCTGCCCGCTGGATCGTCCTCGAGAACGTCCCTGGCCTTCTGTCCATTGACGGAGGACGGACGTTCGGAACCATCCTCGGGGACTTGGCAGACCTCGGGTATGGGGTCGCGTACCGGGTTCTGGACGCTCAGTTCTTCGGAGTCCCCCAGCGTCGTCGTCGCGTGTTCATTGTCGGATGTCTTGGAGACGACCGGCGACCTGTCGAGGTACTGCTTGAGCCCGACGGCGGCGGCTGGGATTCTGCGGCGGGCGCGTCGGCGGGGTCGGGATCTGCCGCTGGAGCTCGCGGTGGCGTTGTCGGCACTCTCCAGTCTGGCGGGGCCGGAAACCGCGGCTACCGCATAGACGCCGAGGCTGCCGCATCCGGTCACCTAGTCCCCTACGTGAAGGCGAAGCGCGCTGCGACCGATCAGGACGACGAGACGTGGCGTCGTGACGACGTCACGCCGACGCTCAACGACTTCGACAACGGCACCGAATCGCGCGCCACAGTGCTCGCGATCGGCGGGGCGGTGACGCACGCGCTGACCGCTGAGGGGCACGACGCCAGCGAGGACGGCACCGGACGTGGGACACCCATCGTTGCGTTCGCCCTCCGCGGGCGGGAGGAGGGGGCCGTCCCCGAGGTCACTGGCGTCGGCGACTCAGTCGGAGCATTGCGAGCGGCAAGCGGTGGGAGCTCACGCGACTACATCGCATTCAGCCACACGGCGGGCATCGACACGCAGGCGAGCACCGACGCCGCGACGTCGGTGCTCGCCGGACACGACCGGATGCCAGCCGCCATGACCACCACCCAAGTCCGGCGTCTCACCCCCCGCGAATGCGAACGCCTCATGGGATGGCCCGACGACCACACCGCCCACCGCATCGACCACAAGACCGGCGCAGTCATCCCCCAAGCCGACTCAAGCCGCTACCGGCAATGCGGCAACGGCATGGCCGCACCCGTCGTCGAGTGGATCGCCCGCCGCATCAACGCCACAGAGGAGACCCCATGACCTACATCGTGACCCTCCGACTCGACGGCGAATGGCTCAACCACATCGAACACCTCCGCACCATCGTCGAATACGACGAGACGTTCGAGCTCCTGGCCGTCGCGGTGGAACGCGGCGCGCCAACCATCGGACGCACCTGCCCAGAGTGTGGCGACGAGGTCACCCCCGGAACGATCGGCTGCGACGAATGAGCGCCTGCGAGTTCTGCGGCAACGACGACGCCACCGTCTGCGCCTGCACCGACTGCCTCGGCTACGGCGTCGCCGACCTCGCACTCGGCCTAGCCATCGTCCTCGGCGGCAACTCCGAGGACTGGACCGATATCGCCGCAGCCCAACGCGACGCAATCGAGGGCGCATGAGCGACCACGAGGGCACCCTCCTCGCCATCCGCGACGGCATCTACACCACCGGCTGGACCTGCGGATGCGCCTGCGGCTGGACCAGCGACGCACGCGACACCCCCGGCGCAGCCCTCGCCGACTACGCCACACACCTCCGACCCGCGAAGGACTGACATGGCCGTATCCAAGCGCATCCGATTCGAAGTCCTCCGCCGCGACGGGCACGCCTGCCGCTACTGCGGCGGGAAGGCGCCAGACGTGCGACTCACCGTCGACCACGTGATGCCCGTCGCGTTGGGCGGCTCCGACGACCCGACCAACCTGGTCGCGGCCTGCGCCGACTGCAACTCCGGCAAGGCCTCGGTGGCGCCTGACGCCGAGGTCGTCGCCGACGTGGCCGAGGATGCGCTGCGCTGGACGCTGGCCATGGAGGCTGCCCAGGAGCAGCTGCTCGCGAAGATGCGTGAGGACCACGCCGTGGTCGGCACCTTCCTCGATGTCTGGGAGAAGCACGGCGGATTCAACCTCCCCAGCGACTTCGCCGAGCGCGTCATCGGCTACTACCGTGCCGGCCTCCCCGAAGAGGTCATCAAGGACGCTGCCTTCATCGCCACGGGCGCACGTCACGTCACCTACCGGGCCCGCTTCGGCTACTTCTGCGGGATCTGCCGCAACCGGCTCAAGGACCTGCGCGAGACGGCGGCCTCGATCGCATCCGAGGTGGAGGTCTGATGGCCCGCGTCGCGACGCGCATCTACGTCCCGCTGGACGTGAACTTCTTCGACGACGCGAAGATCGTCGAGGCCGGTGAGGCTGCTGGATGGCTGTACCTCAACATGTGCGCCAAGGCCAAGCAGCTCGATGAGGACGGCGTCATGACGCGCAGCCAGGTCGAGCGCCTGGGCGTCCGCGGGTGGCAGAAGCGGCTCGCCCGCCTCATCGAGGTCGGCGCCGTCGAGGAAGCCGGGGCAGGAATCTACGGCATCGTCGGCTGGCTCAACTGGAACGAGTCGAAGCAGGCCAGGGCTGAGCGACTGAAGGCTGACCGCGCCCGGAAGGGCAAGTCGAATGGGGCTGGAAAGTGAGCGCCATTCCAGACGGATTCCAGGCGGAATCCGCTCGGATTCCGGTACACGTTCCGCAGGATTCCGCGTTCAATACAGCAAGCAAGAACAGGGAATCCCGGGACTTGGGCAGTTCTACGCAAGTCCGTAGCGGCCGGCCTGGGCTACGAGCCATCCGATCCGAGGACGTGCTGGCGGCCACCGTCGTCGCCCTCATCGCCCTGCGGCCCGACTGGCGCCCCGACGTCCTCGACGACGTGCTCAGCAAGGACCCTCGGCCGTGGCGCACCGTCATCGCCGCCGCGCTCACCTGCGCCCTCGACGGCCAGGCGCACCCCGGCCTGATCGCCAGCACCGGGCCGCGGTGGTTCACCGGCGAGTACGCCCCGACGCCGACCCCGCCGGCGATCGCCGATTACCGCCGCGCCGCGCGCTGCGCCCACGGCGAGATCGAGGGCCAGTGCGCCCTGTGTCGCCGCCGCATCCCAGCCGAGGAGTCCGCGTGACCGACGACACCTGCATCGCCGTCCACCGCCACGACCCTGAGCGCCCACGCCGCGCGGTCGACGGGCTGAGGCTCTGCCCGGGTCACCTCGACGGGCTGCGACGCGACCTGCGCGCCCTGCCGCAGCTGCACGCCGAGCTCGCCGGCCGGCTGCTCGAGGTCGGCGACCAGGTCGGACGCTCCGGTCGTGGCGACGCCGTCGGCATCGCGCTCTCCGACACCGTGGTCCGCAGCCGTGACCACATCCGCGCCACGCTCGTCTCGTGGACGCAGGTCGCACTCGAAGAGGGCCCGTGGGAGGTCGCACCACCCGACGACCTGGCCGCGATCGGCGCCTGGCTCGACGACCGGGCCGAGTGGTTCGCCGCCCGCGAGTGGGCCGACGAGGTCGTGCGCAACCTGGCCGAGACCATCGCCGAAGCGCGCTCAGCTCTGCACCCGAACTCGGTCTACCGCGTCGAGCTCGGCCCCTGCCCCGAGATCGCCGGCGAGGACCAGGAGCGCTGTCCCGGCCTGGTCATCGCGTTCATGCGACGCCAGGACGACGTGCTGCCGTCCGTCGTGCGGTGCACCGAGCGAGGCGACCAGGGCGAGGACCAGCCCCACGTCTGGACCGCCGATCGCTGGCACTCGCTCGGCCGGCGCATGGGACGCGATCTGCACCCCGAGGCCGCCGCCGCACTGCTCGCCGCGATCACGACACGCCAGGCCTGACCGGGCTTGACGATGTCGGAGGCTCTTGACATCCTGGAGGCTACTTTCCCTCCCGTGTCGAAAGAGCCCCGCCAGAGCGCGGGGCTTCGCTGTGTCCGGGGGTGATCCGATGAGCGACGAGCGCCCCGACCACCATGAGCTCGACGAGGCCATCGCCAACGCGAACCAGACCGTGAAGCGGTTGCGCCTGCGCGGCACTCACGCTCAGGTCGCCGAAGCCGAGCGCTACCGCGACCAGCTGCTCGAGCAGCGACGCTGATGTGCGACCAGCACAAGGCCAGCCTGGTCCTGCTCGGCCTCTGGGTCGGCACAGTCGGGCTCGCCGTCTTCGTCGTCCGGTTCTGCGCCGGCATCTGATGCCCCGAGCGCTGCGGCCCTGCACCGTCGTCGGGTGCCCCGAACTCACCGAGCACGGCGGCAAGTGCGCCACCCACCGAGCCGAGGCTGAGGCTGCACGCCCCAGCCGCCAGGCACGCGGCTACGGACGCGACCACGACCGCGAGCGACGCCGCTGGGTCGGCCTGATCCGGCGTGGCGGCGTCACCTGCGCCCGCTGCGGGCGACCGATCGCGGCCGACGACGACTGGCACCTCGACCACCGCGACGACCGCGCCGGCTACCTCGGCGCCTCGTGCGCGACGTGCAACACGGCCGCTGGTGGGAGGGCTGCGTGGGGTGGGGGGTGACCCCTCCCCCGGGACCCCTCCGGGACCGCTGGGGGATGCCGCTCGCTGTCTGTACGAGTTCCCCTTGACCTTCGGCCGCCGCGATGGTGGCCGGCTGAGTCGCGCGATGCGACGGAGGTTGACACATGCCAGGCCCCGCTCCGAACCCTGATGCCCGTCGGCGCAACGCTCGCGTCGGCGCCGTGAAGCTGCCCGCCGAGGGTCGCAAGGGCGAACCGCCCGAGTGGCCGTTCGGCGGCAAGACGCCGCCGATCTGGGCCGTCCTGTGGGCGAAGCCGCAGGCGGTGATGTGGGAGCGTCAGCAGATCGTGCACGTGGTGGCCCGCTACTGCCTGCTGCTCTCCGACCTGGACTATGCCGCGGAGGTCCGCCAGCTCGAGGACCGTCTCGGCCTGAACCCGAAGGCGATGCGGACCTTGATGTGGGAGGTCGCACCGGACGAGGTCGCTGAGGCCCGCGCCGCGGCGACGGCTCCGACGAAGCGGCGGACGCTCAAGGTGGTCGGCGCCGATGCCGTGGCGGCCGACTGAGCCTGGGGAGGTCCCCACGCTCGGCGGCCTGGTCGGCGAGTGGATCGAGTCCTACTGCCGGATCCCCGACGGGCCCCGGATCGGTGAGCCGTACCTGCTCACCGATGAGATGTGGGACTTCCTCCTCAACCACTACCGGCTCAAGCCGGATGCCCGGGTGGGTCAGCGCGGCACGGCGTTCGTCTACCGCCGCTCGCAGCTGGTCCGGCCGCAGAAGTGGGGCAAGGGCCCGTTCTCGGCGGCGATCATCCTCGCCGAGGCGGTCGGCCCGGTGCTGTTCGACGGCTGGGATGCCGACGGCCAGCCGGTGGGCCGCCCGTGGGACACCCCGCTGATCCAGATCGCGGCGAACTCCGAGCTGCAGACGGCGAACGTCTACGACTGCCTGGTCCCGATGATCGAGCTGGGCCCGCTGGCCGACGTCATCACCGACGCAGGCCTGACCCGGATCAACCTGCCGGGCGGTGGCCGCATCGAGCCGGTGACGGCGCAGGCGAAGTCCCGCCTCGGTGCCCGCATCACCTTCGCGGTGCAGGACGAGACGGGCGTGTGGACGAAGTCGTCGGGGATGCTCGACCTCGCGGACACGATGAACCGCGGCCTGGCCGGCATGGGTGGCCGTTCACTGGCCACGACGAACGCTTGGGACCCGGCCGAGAACTCGGTGGCCCAGCAGACGGCGGCGACGAAGGCCAAGGACGTCTACTGCGACCATCGGCAGGCGCCGGAGGGGCTCTCGTACCACAACAAGGACGAGCGCAGGAAGATCCACCGCCACGTCTACGGCGATGCCTGCCATCGGACGCGCGGCTGGGTGGACCTCGACTCCATCGAGGGCATGGCCCAGGAGCTGCTGCAGCGCGACCCGAGCCAGGCCGAGAGGTTCTTCGGCAACCGGATCGTGCAGACGATCGACTCGTGGTGGACCCGCGAGCAGATCGCGCACTGGCAGACCCTGGCCCGCCCGCTCGAGGTCCCGGCCGGCACCCGTGTGGTGCTCGGCTTCGACGGCTCCTACAACGACGACACGACGGCGCTGCGTGCCCGGGCGTGGATCGACGGCGCCTGGTACGGCTTCACACCGCGCTTCGCCGACGGCAAGCCGACCTGGTGGGATCCGGCCGACCACGGCGGCGAGATCCCGCGCGGCGAGGTCCAGGCCGCGCTCGAGGAGGTCTTCGACCGCTTCGACGTGGCCCTGATGTACGCCGACCCGTACTTCTGGCAGTCCGAGCTCGACGCCTGGTCGGCGCGGTTCGGCGAGAAGCGCGTCGTCTCGTGGGACACGACCCGGCACAAGCAGGTCGCCGCGGCGCTCGAGCGGCTGCTGGTCGACACCGCGCAGTCGGGCTACTCGCACGACGGTGACGAGCAGCTGCTCGCGCACCTGCGCAACGCCCGCCGCATCCGCCGCCCTGGCGGCGTCGTGATCGGCAAGCCGACCGACCACCAGAAGATCGACCTCGTCATGGCTGACGCCCTCGCGCACGAGGCCTCGTTCGTCGCCCCGAAGCCGCGCCGTCGCGGCATGACCGTGCTCCGCTGAGCGTCCCCCGAGGAGGACTCGTGGCTCTTGAGCCCTCCGACTGGCTGACCCTTCTGCGGGACAAGCACTCGACCGAGATGCCGGACCTGCAGCGCTGGTCCCGCTACTACGCCGGTGAGCAGCCGCTGTCCTACATGGACCCGGAGCTCGTGCGGGAGCTCGGGCACCGGATCCGTCCGGTGGTGCTGAACTGGCCGCGCCTGGTCGTGGACGCGCTCGAGGAGCGCCTCGACGTCGAGGGCTTCCGCTTCGCCGGCGACACCGACGCCTCGGCGCTGCTGTGGTCCTGGTGGCAGGCCAACGACCTCGACGAGCAGTCCTCGCAGGCTCACACCGACGCCCTGGTGCAGCGGCGCTCGTTCGTGATCGTCGGCGCCGGAGACTCGCCCTTGGACGCCCCCGTCATCACGGTGGAGTCCGCCGAGCAGGTCACCGCCTCCTTCGACCCCCGCACGCGCCGGGTCCGCTCGGCGCTGAAGGTGTGGAAGGACGAGGAGGCCGGCGGCGAGTACGGCACCCTGTACCTGCCCGACGCGACGTACTTCTTCGGCACCGACGAGCGCGGCGGCTGGGTCGAGCTGGACCGCGACGAGCACCGTCTCGGCGTCGTCCCGGTCGTGCCGCTGGTGAACCGGGCCCTGACGATGAAGCCTGAGGGCGTCTCCGAGCTCGCCGACGTCGTCCCGATCTCCGACGCGGCGTGCAAGGTCGCCACGGACATGATGATCGCGGCCGAGTTCCACGCGATGCCGCGGCGCTGGGTCGTCGGCATGGGCGCGGACGAGTTCACCGACGCCGAGGGCCGCCCGATGTCGGAGTGGTCGCGGATCGCCGGGCGCGTGTGGGCGCACGAGGACGACACCGTCAAGATGGGCCAGTTCCCCGAGGCGGACCTGTCGAACTTCCACTCGACGATCAACGCGCTCGCGCGACTGGTGGCGTCGATGGCCGGCCTGCCGGTCGACTTCCTGGGCCTTGCGACGGACAACCCGCCGTCGGCCGAGGCCCGCCGTGCCGGCCTCGAGCGACTGGTGAAGCGCGCGGAGCGCCGCCAGCGCGCCTTCGGCGGATCCTGGGAGCACGTCATGCGCGTGGCGCTGCTGGTGGCCGGTGAGGACCTCGACGCGACCGGGCTGGAGACGATCTGGCGCGACGCCTCGACGCCGACGGTGGCGCAGAAGGCCGACGCCGCTGTGAAGCTGCACGCCGAGGGCATCGTCCCGACGCGGCAGGTCCGCGAGGACCTGGGCTACACGCAGGCGCAGATCGAGCGGATGGAGACCCTCGACGACGCTGAGGCTGAGGCGATGACGCGCCGCGACGTCGCTCTGCCGCCGGTGGAGTAGTGGCCGACCAGCTGCCGCCGCGCTCGCTCTCGGCGGCGTATGAGGCCCGACTGGACCTGCTGCGCGCCCGCTACGGCGCCGCGGCCGAGGGCGCCCTCGCGGCGTTCCTGACGCACCGCTCCTGGGACCAGCTGACCGAGGATCTGACCGAGGTCTGGACGGCCGCGCAGGTCGCCGGCGCTCAGGCCGGTGACCTCTACGTCGCGGGCGCGATGCTCACGGCGTCGGGGTCGCTCCCGCCACTGCCCGAGCCGCTGCCCGCCGGCATCACATCGGCGGGCACCCCGGTGGCCGCGGTGATCGACGCGACGCCGCGGATCGTCGCGGCCCGGATGCGCGGCGGTGCGACGGCCGGTGAGGCGTATGAGGCCTCAGCGTCCTACCTCGCCGGGCACGTCCGCGGCGAGGCTCACCGCCTGGCCCGGGTGACGGTCCTGTCGGCGGTGCGTCGCGGCGGCGGTCCTGTCGCGTGGATGCGCGTGGCCGAGCCGGATGCCTGCCGGTTCTGCCGGATGCTCGCCACCCGCGGCCCGGTGTACCGCTCCGCCGAGACGGCGCTGACGACCTCGCAGGGGCAGCGCTACCACGCGAACTGCCGGTGCCGGATCGTCCCGGTCGTCTCAGCCTCGACCCGCGACGTCTTCGTCCAGGCCGGGCAGGCCGAGTGGTCGCGGATGCTCGCCACCGGCGACGTGCCTCGCATGGCCCGGCGCCTGATCGCCCCGGACGCGCTGCGCGACCGCGCCGCGACCGTCGCCGCCTAGTTCCCTCCCCGCGCGATGCGGGCGAGGTCCACCGATCCCGCGATGGGAGACGACCATGTCCGACGACGCCACCACCGAGCCGACCACCCCCGAGACCACCTCGGAGCCGACGGCCGCAGAGACCACCCCCGACCTGGGGGACGGTGGCAAGAAGGCCCTCGACGCGGAGCGCAAGGCCCGCCGCGAGGCCGAGAAGGCCAAGGCCCTGCTCGAGGCCAAGGTCAAGGAGTTCGAGGACTCGCAGAAGTCCGAGCTCGAGAAGGCAGCCGCCCGCGCGGAGGCTGCCGAGAAGGCCGCGGCCGAGGCTTCGGCCCGGGCGCTTCGCCTCGAGGTCGCCGCCGAGACGGGGCTGCCTGCCGACCTGCACGAGTTCCTGACCGGCAGCGACGAGGAGTCGCTGCGGGCCCAGGCGGAGAAGCTCAAGGCCGCGACGGCTGCGGGCCGCACCACCCCTCGACCGGATCCGACGCAGGGCGCGAAGCCCGCGGCCGCGGACGGTCAGCTCACCAGGGTCGACCTCGCGTCGATGTCGCCCGAGCAGATCAACCAGGCCCTGGAGGCCGGGCGTCTCCGCGACGTCCTCGCCGGCAAGGCCTAGTCCCCGGAGTCCCGGTCAGACCGGCTCCACCCCACCCACCTCCGGCTGACCGGAGACACGCGAAAAGGAGTGGCCTCACATGGCCGTCACCAACTTCGTGCCCGACATCTGGTCGGCGCGGATCCTCAGCAACCTCAGCAAGTCCCACGTCGCGGGCGCGATCTGCAACCGCGACTACGAGGGCGACACGACCTCGGGCGACTCGGTGAAGATCACCTCCATCGTCGACCCGACGATCACCGCCTACACCGGCGCGGACATGACCGCCGAGGACATCGACGACGCCACCCGCTCGCTGCTCCTGGACCAGAAGCAGTCGTTCAACTTCTTCCTCGACGACGTCGAGCGGGCGCAGTCGGTCAACGGCGGCTCGGTGCTGCAGGAGGCCATCGACCGCGCCTCCTACGGCCTGGCCAACGTCCTGGACGCCTACGTCCTCAACGCCCTGGCCACCGACGCCTCGGCCTCGAACCCGGACCACAAGGTCGCGGAGGCGACCATCTCCACCTCGGCGGGCGCCTACGACGCCCTCGTCGACTGGGGCGTCCTGCTCGACACCGCCGACGTCCCGCAGTTCGACCGCTGGGCGGTCGTCACGCCGGCGTTCTACGGCAAGATCCTCAAGGACAGCCGCTTCGTCGGCGCCGGTGACGCGGCCTCGGCCGAGATCCGGGCCAACGGCTACGTCGGCTCCGCCGCGGGCTTCCGCATCTACAAGAGCAACAACCTCCCCGCCGGCCCCGGTGCCGGTGCGGGCACGGCGATGCTCGCGGGCTCCCGCATGGCCTGCACCCTGGCCGAGCAGGTCCGCTCGGTCGAGGCCTACCGCGTCGAGAAGAAGTTCGCGGACGGCGTCAAGGGCCTGCACGTCTACGGCGCGAAGGTGACCCGCCCGACCTGCGTGGTCACGGCGGACGTCATCGTCAGCTAGTCCCACCAGCCCGCAGGGGCGGCCCTTCACCGGGTCGCCCCTGCGGTGCTTCCACGGAAGGTCAGGCCGTGTCCAACGACTTCCCCGGCGGTCTCAAGCCGGACTCTGCGAGCGACTTCTACCTGCTCGCGATCCTCGAGGAGCTGCGTGCGATCCGCGCGGCGCTCGAGCCCAAGCCTGCGCCCCCTGCGCGCAAGTCGACGTCCCCGAGGAGGTGACCTCGTGACGCTGCCCACCGACTACGTCGGCTCGGACGACACCGAGGACGTCGACCACGCGGGGATGCACAACGACGTCAACGCGGCGGTGAACGCGGTCAACGCCGAGCTGGGCGCCAACCCGTCCGGCGCCTCGCCGACGGTCGCGGCCCGCCTGGACTCGCTCGACACGACCGTGGCCGGCAAGGAGGCCGCGGGCACCGCTGCCACCGCTGTGGCCGCGCACGCTGCCGCTTCCGACCCGCACGGTGACCGGGCCTACGCGGATGCCGCTCTGGCGACGAAGGCCGACCTGGTCGGCGGCGTCTTGCCGACGTCGCAGCTGCCCGCACTGGCGGTGACCGAGCATCTGGGCTCGGTGGCGAACCAGTCGGCGATGCTCGCGCTGTCGGGGCAGAAGGGCGACTGGTGCATCCGGTCGGACGTGGGCCAGGTCTACGTCATCACGGGTGCGGACCCGTCGCTGCTGGCGTCGTGGACGGCGCTGGCGTACCCGACGTCGCCGGTGTCGTCGGTGAACGGCGAGACGGGCGTCGTGGTCCTCAGTCCGGGCGATGTGGGCGCGGACCCGGCTGGCACCGCTGCGTCCCTCGTCGATGACCTGTCGGGCGTCACGGACGCGGCGACGGCGCGGACGAACCTGGGCCTCGGCTCGGCTGCGGTCCTGTCCACGTCCGACATTGACGAGCGTGCCCGCGACGCGGTGGGCTCGGCGCTGGTCGCTGGCACTGGCATGACGGTGACGCCGAACGATGGCGCGGACACAATCACGGTGGCGACCTCGGCGATCCTGCCTACGGTCGTCGACGCGAAGGGTGACCTGCTCGTCGGCACGGCGGCGGACACGGTGGGCCGTCTGGCGGTTGGCACGAACGGGCATGTGCTGACGGCGGATTCGGCCGAGGCGTCGGGTGTGAAGTGGGCGGCGCCGTCCGCTGGCGGGTCGCTGGACGTGCGCGACGAGGGTACGTCACTGACGAGCGCGGCGACGCGGCTGAACTTCGTCGGCCGGGGTGTGTCTCTGGCAGAGCCGGTGGTGGACCAGATCGAGGTCCAGGTCGACACGCCGAACGGCCTCCCATCAGTGGGCAACAGTCTCTGGCCGCTGCACGTCGCGGGCTCAGACCTGAGCACGGTCAACGGGGACATGTACTGCGTGAAGATCGTCGTTCCTCGCTCGGCTTCGTTCGACCAGTACACGGCTCACGTGTCGGCGGGATCTGCTGGCGCCACACTTCGCTTCGCCCTGTACCAAGACTCTGCAGGCCCGGCGCGCCTGGTCGCTGGTTCCGAGGTCTCGGGGGTCAGCGCGACCAGCGGGGGCGTGAAGTTCGGGACGATGGGCGCGGCCGTGACCCTGTCGGCCGGGATCTACTGGATCGCCATCGCCCCGCAGGGTGGGGCACCGACGCTGACCGCGTTCGGCGCACCCGTGAACGGCACCCAGGACCCCGGCCTGACCGGCTTTGTCATCTCGGCGGCCCTGCATTTCAAGCACGCCAGCGCCCAGACCGGCGCCTTCCCGTCGTCGTTCGGCTTCTCCTACACCAACCCGCTCACGGCTCCCCGAGTCGCGCTGAACAGGTCGGCATGATGATCGAGAACTACGCCGATGGCGGGCGCCTCATCGAACGCTGGGACGCTGACGGGTACGCCCGGTTCGACCAGAACGGCGTCGCTGTCCAGACGCGACGTCTCACGGACCAGGAGGCGGCGCTCGTAGCAGCGATCTCAGCTGAGAGCGAGCGGATCGCACTGCCGGCCGCTCACCGCGAGGCCCTCGCATCCGCCCGCGCCATCCTGCTCGACTACCGCTTCGGCGCACCCGGCACACCGTCGTTCCCCGAGGTGCTCTCACCCGTCCAGACCGCCGTGCTCGACTACCGCGACAGCGGCATCCGCGACGCCGAGTGCGACGAGCACATCATGTGGATCAACGCCCGCGTCAACGAGATCAACGCCGCCGCGCTCTACGGCGCAGGGGTGCTCAAGTGAGCGGCTACACCTGGGCGTGGCTCGCCTGGGGTGCCGCGTTCCTCGTCATCGAGGCCAAGGCCATCCGCGACGGCGCCGACGGCAAGAGCGGCGGGACCCTCTCCGAGCACCTGCGCGCCTGGCTCGGCACCACCAAGAAGTCCAGCCGAGGGCACCGCATCGTCGGCATCACCGGGCTGCTGCTGCTCGTCGCCTGGTTCGTGCCGCACATCATCACCGAGGGGTGAGCCGTGGGACGACCGCTCAACGCTGCAGGCGTCCCGCTCAACCTCGCCGGACTCACGCTCAACGGGCCAGCACCCGACGCGGGCGGACCCACCACCGAGCGGCCCTACACCACCGTCACCGCCTACGCGCCCGGCGACACCGTGCCCCGCCCGTTCACCACCATCACGCCGAACCCGTAGGAGCGAGCCGTGGCCGACCTGTTCACGCTCTCCGAGCTCGCCTCCTACCTCCAGCGCGACCTGGACACCTCCTCCGCGACGCTCGCCCGCGACATGGCCCACGGCGTCGTCCGCGACCACTGCCGCCAGGAGATCACCACCGCGACCGTCACCCGCCGCCTCCCCGTCGTCTACGACCGTCGCGGCTGGTACGTCCAGATCCCCGAGCAGAACCTCACCGCCGTCACCACCGTCGTCGTCAACGGCACCGCCGTCACCACCCACACCGTCGACCTGCTCAACCGCCAGGTCCGACTCGTGGACGGCGTGCCCACCGACGACGCGGACGAGGACGTCGAGGACCAGGCCGTCGTCACCTACACCGCCGGGTACTCCACCGTCCCCGGGAACGTGAAGGCCGTCGCACTGGCCGTCGCCGGCCGCATCTACGACAACCCCCAGGGCCTGCGCTCCCGCCAGATCGACGACTACTCCGAGACCCGCGCCGGTGACGACGACGACCTCGCCGGGGTGTCGCTACTGCCCACCGAGGAGCGCCGCCTGCGCCGCTACCGCCTCGGCGCGGTCGGATCGGTGCCTGTCCGTGGCTGAGGTCAACGGGCAGCTGCGCGAGCTCGTCACCGCGGCCCGCGCCTTCGCCGGCACGCTGCAGACCGACACCTGCACCATCACCCGCGTCACCGGCCGGTCGCTGGACACCTCCACCGGCGTCGCCACCCCGACGACCACCGAGGTCTACTCCGGTGCGTGCCGGCTGCGCCCCCGCGGCGTGCAGGACCGCCTCGTGGAGCAGGGCGGTGAGCAGGTCGCGATCGGCTCCCACGTCCTCTCGGTCCCCGTCTCGGTCACCACGGTCGAGCCCGGAGACGTCGTCACCCTCGGCACGTCGGTCTACGACGGCGACCTGACCGGGCGCCGCTTCACCGTCGTCGGTGTCCTGGCCGCCTCGCAGATCACCGCGCGGCGCCTGTCGGTGCAGGAGGCGACGTGAGCGTGCAGATCGACGCCTCCGAGCTCAACAACCTCAGCGCCATGCTCACTGAGCGAGCCCGCGTCGTGCCGCGTGAGGCGCGCGCCGTGGTCGAGAAGGGTGCGCTCAACGTCAAGGACGAGGCTCGCCGCCTGTCCTCCGGCATCGCGCACGCCCCGCTCTACCCGCTCTCGATCGGCTACGACGTGCTACGTGCCGGCGCCTTCGGCCTGGTCGAGGCGGAGATCGGCCCGGACAAGGACAAGCCCCAGGGCGCCCTGGGCAACGTCCTCGAGTACGGCACGGTCAACAACGCCCCGCTCGCCCACCTCGGCCCGGCGCTGGACCGCGAGGGCCCCCGGTTCGCCACCGCGATGCTCGCGCTCGGGATCGAGGGTCTGACGTGACTGCCTACCCCGCCGAATACCCGCTCGTGGCAGCGATCGTGGCCCGGCTGAACACCGCGCTCGGCGCGAACCGCGCCGGGTACGGCGAGAAGCCCGTCGCCGCGGCGGCCGCCACGACCGGCTACGCGATCGTCTGGCCCGGCTCCACCACCCTGACCGGCGGCACCGTCGTGGCCCCCAACGCCGACGCGGTGCAGACCGTCCAGGTCACCTACGTCGGCGACCACCCCGACACCGCCGACGCCACGCGCGACCTCGGCCGGGCGGCGCTGCTCACCGGTGCCGGGGCTGCCCTGACCGTCTCCGGCCGCACGGTCGGCCTCGTCGAGCTCGTCGACTCACAGTCCCCGCGGCGCGACGCGGACGCCCAGCCCCCGGTCTGGCTCTCCGTCGACCGGTACGCGATCACCACCACCCCGGCCTAGGAGGCCTGCGATGCCCCGTCTCGTGCACCCCGACCTGCCCGGCCAGGTCATCGACGTGACCGACTCCCACGCGGGCGTCCTGGCCAAGTCCGGCTGGGTGCCCGAGGACGGCGCCGACGCACCGTCGCTGGCCGAGGTGCTCGACGGCCACACCGACTCCCTCGACGACGTCGAGGGCGACCCCACCGACCCGGCGCTCGCCGGCAACCCTGAGGAGTAAGACATGGCCCGCAAGGGAACCACCGGCGAGTCCCGGGCATGGTTCGTCCCGACCATCGCCGCGCCCGGCACCGGCCCCACCGTCGCCGAGATCACCGCCGGCACCGACATCACCCCCTTCCTGACCCGCGACGGCGTCGACGCCCCGCAGTCCGCCCAGACCATCGACGCCTCCGACGCCTCCTCGCGCCGCGACAAGTCGATCCCCGGCAACATCGAGGCCGGCACGATCACGCTCAAGGGCTACCGCGACTCGGTCACTGCCGACGACGACTTCTACACGACGCTGGCCCAGGACACCTCGGGCTACATCGTCATCCGCGACTTCGGCGGCTCCTCCGTGGCCCACGCCGCCGCGCAGAAGGTCGACGTCCACAAGGGCGTCGTCATCGCCCGGTCCAAGCAGGCCTGGGGCGACGAGGCGCAGAAGGTCGTCGTGACCTTCGCCGTCGAGCAGCTCTACGAGGACAAGGCCATCCAGGCCTGACCCCCCACGTCGGCGGCGGCACCTACCTGACCGGGTGCCGCCGCCGGCCTTCTCGCACATCCCCAGGTCAGGGGTCAGGAGTTCACCGTGCCCACCGCCGCCGAGATCGAGGCTGGCTGGCAGCCGACCAAGGTCCGCGCCACCGTCTGCCTCGACTCAGACCTCGTCCTGGAGATCGAGCGCCTCGAGGAGTCGCTCACCCGCGAGACGAAGCTCGACGAGACCACCAACCGCGCCCCCCTCGCGCCCGGCATCGCCGAGCGCATCATCGAGCTGCGCGAGCAGGCCAAGGCCTCCGAGGTCGAGTTCGTCTTCGCCTCCATCGGCCGCCGCGCCTACTCCGACCTCATCAGGTCCCACCCCGCCACCGAGGCCCAGGCCGAGGAGGCCGGCGCCCGACTGGCGTGGAACACCGACACCTTCCCCCCGGCGCTGCTCGCGGCCTCCTGCGTGGAGCCCACGGGCACCGACCTGGCGTGGTGGCTGCGGATGTACGACACCTGGGGCACCGGCCAGGTGCAGCGACTCTGGCAGGCCTGCCTGATCGCGCAGGGCGGTGTCGTGGACGTCCCAAAAGCGGAGGCCGCCTCCGCGATGACGGCCGGCTCCGCGCCGAGCTCGAGCTAGCCCACCACTACCGCCTGCCCCGGCGCATCGTGCTCGGTGCGCCGTGGCCGGCGCCCGGTGAGCCGCTGTTCACCCCGGAGGACACAGAGCTCGCGCTCGAGTACCTGGCGATGCTCGCGGACCGCTGCTCCGGCTGCGGCCACCCCGTCTCGGAGACCACCGAGCTCGACGAGCACGGCGTCCCCGCCCACGAGTACGAGGGCCGCTCGACGGTCTGCCTCGCCTGCGAGGCGAAGGCTGAGCACCGCCGCTCCATCGAGAAGCGGTCCGACGGTGACCCCACGGCCTTCGACGGCCGCCTGTTCTACGCGCTCAAGATCGAGGAGGGTCTGTGACTGACTCGCGGACGGTGACCGTCCGGCTTCGGGCCGTGACCTCCGACTTCACCAGCGCCATGAACCGCGCCGGCCAGTCGACCACCCGCCTCGCTCAGGGTCTCGGCTCCGGGCTCAAGGAGGGCGCACGCGGCCTCGAGGAGGTCAAGACCGAGGCGACGATCGCGGGCGCCGCCCTCATCGGCATCGGCGTGGCCTCGGTCGCCGCGGCCGCCAACTTCGACAAGTCCATGTCGAACGTCGAGGCCGTGTCCGGCGCGACCGCCGACGAGATGGACCGGCTGCGCCAGGCCGCGCTCGACGCGGGCGCCGCCACCGTCTTCTCCGCCTCCGAGGCCGCCGACGCCCAGGCCGAGCTCGCCAAGGCGGGCATCTCCACCGCCGACATCCTCTCCGGCGCCCTGACCGGCTCCCTGGACCTCGCTGCCGCTGGCGGCCTGGACCTGGCCGAGGCTGCGACGGTCGCCGCCCAGGCCATGAACACCTTCGGCCTGCGCGGCCGCGACGTCGGCCGGATCGCCGACACCCTCGCCGCCGGGGCGAACAAGTCCGCCGCGGACGTCTCCCAGCTCGGGCAGGCGCTGCAGCAGTCCGGCCTCGTCGCCAAGCAGACCGGCCTCGAGCTCGACGACACCGTGGGCATCCTGTCGGCCTTCGCTGACCGCGCGCTGATCGGCTCGGACGCGGGCACGTCGCTCAAGACGATGCTGCAGCGCCTGACGCCGCAGTCGAAGGAAGCGGCTGGGGCGATGGAGGCCCTGGGCATCTCCGCGTTCGACGCTTCAGGTGAGTTCGTCGGCCTCCCTGCGCTGGCTGGTCAGCTGCAGACTTCGCTCGGGAAGCTGACGCCGGAGGCCCGCTCGTCGGCGCTCGCGGTCATCTTCGGCTCCGACGCCGTCCGTGCCGCCAACGTGCTCTACGAGCTCGGCGCCGACGGCGTCAACGAGTACACCGCCGCCGTCAACGACCAGGGCGCCGCGAGCCGCAACGCCGCGATCCAGCTGGACAACCTCGCGGGCGACATCGAGGCGCTCAAGGGCTCCATCGAGACGGGCCTGATCCAGGCCGGGTCGGGCGCCAACGACGTCCTGCGCGGCCTGACTCAGGGCGCCACCGAGGCCGTCAACCGCGTCTCCGCGCTGCCCGCGCCGATCCTCGGCGTCGGCACGGCCGCGATCACCGCGGCGGGCGGCTTCCTGCTGCTCGCCCCGCGGGTCTCGGAGTCCATCGACGCCTTCCGCCGCCTGGAGACCGCGTCCCCCCGCACTGGCCGCGCGCTGACGGTCGCGAGCAAGGCCGCCGGCAAGGCCGCGGTCGCCTTCATCGCGCTCGAGGCCGCGTCGATCGCGGTCGACGCCTTCTCGGACTCGGCGATCAACTCGGGCAAGAGCGTCAGCCAGCTGGCCGGCGAGCTCGAGGCCCTGGAGACCTCAAGCCTCAGGACGTCGAGCCGGGTGTTCGGCGACGCAGCCGACGGCGTGCGGGACTTCAACGAGGTCGTCGCCCTCGCGGCGAACCCCAAGCCCCTGGACAGCCTCCAGGCGAGCCTGTTCGGGACGAACTCCTCGCTCGGCGCGGCCCGCGCCTCGATCGACCAGGCCAACCAGTCGCTCGCGCAGATGGTCGGCGAGGGCAACATCGAGGGCGCGGCGGCGGCGTTCCAGGTGCTCCGCAACGAGTTCATCGCCTCGGGCGGTAGCGCCGAGGACTTCGACCGCCAGTTCAGCGGCTACCGCGACGCGATCGCGAATGCTGGCACGGCCGCCGAGAGCGCCACCGGCCCGACCGTCACCTTCGGCGGGTCGCTGGACGGCGTCACTGTCAGCGCGGACACCGCCGAGGATGCCGTCGACCGGCTCACCACGGCGATGGACCTGCTGCGCGGCACCGTGCCCGACGCCGACAAGGCCACCTCGGACCTCGAGGAGGCCATCGACGCCGCGACGACGGCCGTCGAGGAGAACGGCAAGGCCGTCAAGAACAACCGCACCGAACTCGCGCTCGGCACCGAGGCCGGCCGCAAGAACCGGGACGCGCTCGAGGCCATCGCGGACGCCGCGCTGACCGGCGTCGAGGCCTGGGCGAAGAACGGCGACAGCGCCGAGGAGGTCGCCGCCAAGACCGAGCGGGCCCGGGCCAAGTTCGTCGAGACCGCGATCAAGATGGGCCTGACCCGCGACGCCGCCAACGACCTGGCGGACAAGTACGGGCTCATCCCCGACGAGGTCAAGACCCAGGTGTCCCTGTTCGGCGCCACCGCGGCGACCACGCAGGTCGACGGGCTGCTTGCCAGCCTGACGAAGCTGCCCAACGGCAAGACCGTCACCATCACGGTCAAGACCCGCGGCGGCGTTCCCACCGGCGTCACCATCGGCGGCAAGCCCATCCCCTTCGCCGACGGCGGCTACATCTCCGGCCCCGGCACCGCGCGCTCCGACTCCATCTCGGCGGCGCTGTCCACCGGCGAGTTCGTGGTCAAGGCTGCCGCGACCGCGCGCAACCGGCCAGTGCTCGAGGCCATGAACGCCGGCTACCAGCTGAGCGCCGCTGCGTTCACCGGCGGCACCCCGGCGGGCTTCAGCATCGAGCAGATCGTCGTCCAGTCCGCCCCCGGCGAGCGCGCCGAGGAGTCCCTGCCGCGCGCGCTCGAGCGCGAGGCGTTCCTGCTCGGGTTCGGAGGCTGACGTGGCTGAGGGCATCTCGATCAACGGGACGAACCTCTACACCCTCATGCACTCCATCAAGGCCACCCGCGGCCTCGTGGGCGCCCCGCCGGTCCGCGGTGGCGACTACGAGACCCCGCGCCGTGGCGGAGCCCTGTCCGGTGCCCGGTGGGACGGCCCGCGCGTGGTGAACATCTCCGGGCTGCTGCTCGGCAACTCCACCACCGCGCTGATCCCGTCCGACGCGCGTGGCCGCTACCTGGACAAGGCGCGGGACCTGTCCGCGCTGGTGCGCAACCGGGGTCGGGACTTCACCATCCGCCGGGAGATCCCCGAGCAGGGCGGCGGCACGGTCATCTACGAGGCCACCGGCCGCTACCTGGCCGGCCTGGACTCCATCGAGCAGGTCGCGGCCCACGCGGGCCGAGTGTCCTTCGACCTACTACTGCTGGACCCGACGTGGCGCCTGGGCCCGAGCCTCTCCTACGAAGCGTCGTTCTCCGTGACGGGCACCTCGTCGCACACCATCGCTGGCGACGTCGAGACCCGCAAGATCGTCCTGACCTTCTCCGGCGCGACCGGCCAGCGGCTCACCAACAACACCACCGGCGAGTGGGTGCAGATCGTGGGCCACGCCTCGAACAACACCGTGGTCGATGTGGAGGACTTCACCGCCGTGCGCTCGTCGGTCTCGGTGGCCGGCGAGGTGACCCACAACGGGTCCTTCGTCGACTGGCTGACCCTGGTGCCGGGCTCGAACTCCTTGACCCTGACCGGGGGAGGCTCGGTGACCGTCGAGTACTTCGGGGCCTACCTGTGACCGTGCTCGAGGTCCGCCTCTACGACACCGACGGCTCGACGTCGCTCGGTGTCCTGTCGCGGCGACGCGGGGTCAGCGTCCGTGAGGTCTTCAACGGCGTCGGATTCGGCCAGGTCACCGTGCCGGCCGCCGACGCCTCCTCGGTCGACTACGACCAGGTCGTCAAGGTCGCCTACGACGGCACAGTGGTGGCGGGCTTCATCGTCGAGGAGAAGACCCGCACCCACGTCGATGACCGAGGCCTCGCGTGGGTGACGCTGCGCGGTCGCGGGCCGCTGGCCTGGCTCGAGGACGCCGTGGTCTACCCGGCCTGGGGGCTCAAGCGCTGGTCACCGGTGGACCGGCCGTTCAACTTCGCCGGCAAGGGCGGCAACTGGGAGGACCGCGTCACCTGGACGAGCCCGCTCGGGGTCGCCTACACCGACACCACGACGGCGCGCGCCGGCTTCCCGCGTCGCTGGCCGGACCGCAGGGCCAAGTGGATCTGGAAGACCGACCCGACCGACACGGTCGCGGCCGACACGAAGAACTGGTTCCGTTCCAGCTTCACCATCGCATCAGCACGCAAGGTGCGCTTCTACGTCACCGCCGACAACCGGTTCCAGCTCTTCGTCGACGGCACCCTGATCCTGAAGACGTCCGACCTCAAGGGCGAGGGCGCGACGTGGAAGAAGACCGCGGTCCGCACGATCCGCCTCGACGCCGGGACGCACTACATCGCGGTGGCGGCGAGCAACGGCGACGGCTCGGAGACCTCCCTGGCCGGACTGCTGGTCTGCGTCACCCAGGTGCAGTCCAATGGCAAGCCCGGCAAGGTTCTGCGCCGCACGGACACCACCAACTGGTCGGTCACCGATGACGAGCCTCGCTGGTATCCCTCGGAGATCGTCGAGAACCTCTTGACCGAGGCGAACTCCCGCGGCGTCGACCGCATCGGCAACATCACGGTCGGGTGGACCGACGACGAGGACTCCTCGGGCCGGGACTGGACGACCACCGCGGCGCTGAAGATCCGCTGCGGGACCACCTACCTCGACGTCATCCACCGCATGGTGGACCTGGGCATCGACTGGTGGCTCGACCCGGCCACGAACAGCCTCAAGTCCTACGAGACCCGCGGCACGAACCGGACCGCGTCGGTGCTGCTCAAGGTCGCCAAGAACCTGGCCGTCTATGAGACGGCCGGCACCGCGACGGGGAAGACGTTCGCCCTGGTCCGATCAGCAGACCGGTGGACCTCGGCGACGAACTCCGCCGGGGTGAGCGCTCGCGGCCGCCGTGAGACCTTCCTCGAGTTCGGGAACCTCAGCGGAACGGCGACCCCCAACGCCGCGGCGAGCCGGGTGCTCGCCCGCACGGCTGTCGTGGGGCGCTCCGTCCAGCGAGTCTCGGCCATCCCGACACCCGACGCCCGACCGTTCCTCGACTTCGCCCCGGGCGACCGGGTCACGGTCACGTCGACCACGGCGACCATCTCTACCGCGCGAGTCCTGTCGATCACCTTGCTCGAGGACGACGACGGGCTGGTCACCTACGAGCCGGAGCTGGAGGTGCTCGCCTGATGGCCGACTCCGAGCTCGGCGAGGTCCGCCGCCCTCAGCGCGCCGACATCGAGCGCCTCCTGCGTGCCACCGGCTACCGGTCACAGGGCATGGCTGGCGGCACGACCGACACCGTGTCCCCGCTCGACGAGTCCGACGACTCGGGCCTGGCCGCCGACCTGTCCGGCGGCGACGACGGCGACGAGACCCCGGCCTGGTTCGCGGAGACCAAGGACGTCAGCGAGGACACGACCTGGGTGCTGCTCACCTACGCCCCCATCGAGTTCTCGGAGGTCCTGAGGCTCAACGGGGTCACGATGGTCCGCGGCGTCGACTACTCGATCACGCGGCGCACCGTCACCCTGCTGGACCCGAGCGACCTGCTGGCCGGTATCGACGGCACATGGACGATCGAGGCCACCTACCCCTACCTCGACGCCGTGCTCAGCGACCCCGAGATCGTCGAGACCGTCGACAGCACCTACGTCAACCCCGGCCTGAACGAGGCCGAACTGTCCTCCGCGCCCACCTCCGAACAGGTCGCGCTCCTCATCGCAGGTGGACACCTGACCGGGTTCACCGGCGCGTTCGCGACCTGGACAAAGCTCTGGGGTGGCGCGACGGCGGACACCGTCGCACTGTGGGTCGGGACCGGAGTCGGCTCCGGCACCACGATCACCCACACCGACACCGACGCACTGACCGACAACGCGCAGTTCGTCGTGGCAGTCCTCGACGACCTGGGCGACGCGGTCGAGGTCCGCGACTCCGACACCGCTGCACTGGTGGTCACCGACGACCCGGCCATCACGCCGACCCTCGCGGTCACCCCTGGCGAGCTGGTGATCTGCGCCGTCCGTGGCGACAACGACGGACTCGACTCCTACCACCCGGACACGACGCACACCGACACGGGGTTCACCGGAGCCTTCGTGCGCAGCATCAAGACGGCCTTCTATGGATGCGGGGTGGCCATGTCCATCGGCTACGCGGACGCCGACGAGGTCTCCGCCTCCTTCGACATGGTCATCACCGGTACCGACGGCGTGGGTCAGGCCGCGGTCATCGCTTTGGTGGTCAACTG